GCCTTTATTTTCTCTGATAACTCCACTAGCGTGTTATTCAAACTTGCCTCTATATTCTTTAATGCTAAAGTATTTATAATACTTGTTTTTCCATTCTTAAATCCTTCTCCAATTTCTACTAATTTAGAAGATATATCTTGCAGAGTTGCATCTGTTTGTAGTGGCATTATCTCTTTGCTTATACTTAAAACCTTCTCAGCAGTTGCATTTTCTGCATCTGTAGCAACTATTTTTAATGTGTGTATTGCGTTGTCTGTAAGTTCATAGTTAATAGTTTTTTCTGCTGTTAAATCTGTTGTTATTGTTTCTTTTAATACATCATCAATAAACCACTCTATTTTAGACAAGTTATTATCTATATCTATTGCTGTAAATGTTGCAGAAGTGGAATTATAAGAGGATATATTTAATTTTGGCTTAGTATTACCTTTTGTAAATGTAACAGTTTTATCTAAGAATATTTCTCCGTAACCATTATCGAGTTCAATAGTTATGTTATTTACAGAGTTAAATGCCAACTCAGATAAGAGTTCATCTGTAATAATTAATTCATAGTTTCCATCAACAACATTACTTTTTTCAGCTATTTTAACACCATTTATTTTTTCGATTATTTTAAATCTAACACTAGAATCACTATCTGATATTCTATAATTTATACTACACGCATTACCAATCACACCTAAATCGTTACTTATAAAAATAGTAGGGTCGGGTACAAACTGAACAGTTGTTTCTTGAGTAAAATTCCTACTAATATCAACTTCTCTGCCATTTATTATCTGACAAGCCCTAGTTGAATAAGCTACAAATTTTTTAGTTGCAGATATAGAAACTCTTTCATATTGGTCTAAAGTATAATAAGCAACAAAGTCAGTATAATAAGGACTTCCGTCGTTATAAGTAAGACGTGAAGCATGAATATCTGTCATACGATAATAACCACGTCTTCTTTTGACAGTTCTTTCTAAAACAATTGTAGACATACTAATTTCACCTTCCTTTCTACATTGGTATCAAATTATTATTTATACTAGATATAATACTAGTTCTATTACCTTTTACTTCTTGCATCACTTCTTTTAATGCTCCTTCTACATTATCACTTTCAAATAAATTATCTGTATCTTTTATACTCGTTTTCTCTGCTGTTGTTTCTATACTATCTACGCTAGTTTTTACCTCATTCAATGCACCAACAAGACTAGTTTTGTCTGTTGTAGTAAGTTGTGTTGTATCTCCTATTTTAGTGTTCAACTCTGTTTTAGCAGTTTCTATGTTGCTTTTTAATTCTGTTTTAGTTGCATCAATTTTAGTGTCTAAGTCTTGTATATCTTTTAAAGTTGCTAATACAACTGTTGGGTCTATTTTTAAATTTATACTTGCTGTATTAGACACAGCTAATATAATTTTAATTAATACTTCTTTTACTGTTCCCGAATCTGGAGCAGGTTTGTAAGTCTCGGGATAACTAGATATTGCAAGGAGTTGGTTTTTAGAGTCAAATACTCCAACCTCTCTGATTGTAAAGCTTCCAGTATCTCCTGTTATAGTCTTTTGGATAACTACCCAATTAGGATTTTTTTCGTCTGCTTGAACATGCTCTAATGTGCTTTCCCACACTACATTTTTGAGTTCTGTTTGAGTTTCTGTTGGAATATATGCACTTCCACCACCATCCCCAACTTTTATTTTTGCAAAATCCACTCTAGTTCCAAGTGCTGTAGCATTTGCTATAGCCGCTTTGCCTATTTCTGTAAGTAATGTATAATATTGTGCTTGTGCCAATTATATCACCTCCTGTTTAGGGTATAATGTTACCCTTTCAGCACTTCTATTGTTTCCACTAGCTAGTATTATTTCTCCAAAACATTCTATATTTTTAGGTGTATAAGGGTAGATTGTAACCGTTTCTCCTGTACTGGTCATTGCTCCTGCATAAAGTCCATTTTGATTATATAGAATCATTTCAAATTTGTGCTCAAGATGTGCAGGTTTTATTTCTTCTATTTTCTTATCTAACTCTAAAATAGTGTTATAACTACAATCATTTGTTATAAAACTAAGTGTAAAACTAAATAGATTGCTAAATACTTCTACATCAACATTAGTCTTTGTATAAGCTTCTGATATAGCTTTTATAACCTCTATTGTTGTTGTACCCTTACCTCTCATCTTTGCTTTTATATTACTTCTTCTATCTTCTATGCTTAAATCAAATCTATTTTTAATAGATAAAATATTTTCCCAATAATCCAATCCCCAAGTGGCTGTATCTACAAAAAACTGGTCGAATGTATCATCATATGTTTCTCTAAGTGTGCTCAGTTCTATGTCATAAGCATCTTGTATTTTTCTAGTAATATCATTGTTATAAAAAGAAGGTAGTTTATCAATTAATTTCATTAAACTACCACCTCGCTAAATTCTAATGTCGTCACACTTGGTACTTTGTCTTCTTCAAAAGTTATATTTTCAGCTTTATTATTTAATAATAAATTACTAAAGTCATGTAGACCTTCTGTACTTGCAAGTATTGCACTTACTTTAGTGTAAATTATTTCTTTATTAACATTTATTAAATAGCTATTAATACTCTCTAAGAAGCTTTCTTTTACAAAATCTAATGTATATCCCGCTTCTAATTTTATAGATGCACTTATACTTATATCTAAAACGCTTGGAGTTAAAACGGTTAACGCAGGACCTATTGGCATTTCTTCTTCAATATGTTCTTTGCATCTTTCAATTACTTCTGTGTCAACAGCTTGATTATTTTCTCCAAAGATTAAAACTTTTACCGTTCCTGGACCATCCCATCTTGGATAAATTTTAGCGTTATATACTCCTTCAACTTCTAAAGCCCATGCTTCATAGTGTGCCTTGTTTCCACTAGTCGCTTGATTTTTTTGTATTTTATAGAATCTCTCTTTTAATTCTTCGTCTGTTTCGATTTCTGTACCACCTTTAAAGTCTAAATTATTATAAATTCTTGTTATACCGTTTATTTCGTCTTGTAGCTTAAATTCAGTGTTTGCAGGTATATTATATCTAATTCCAACTTCTAAAGCCTGTACGGGGCTTGTATTTTGTTCGATTTCTGAACTAATTACTATATCTTTAATTACTACGAATAATAGCTCATTGTAAGATATAATTGTTCCGTTTTGGACAACTGTTCCAGCTTTTCCCTCGAATACCACTTCTCCTGTAGCTTCTGTTCCTAGCTTTCTATATACTCCAAATTCATTTACCCGTTTATCAAGAAAATCATCAAAATTATCTTCAATAAAAGCTTTTTTATGAAGATATGAAAGTTCTATATAGAATTTTGCGAGTTCTGCACTGATCGGAGATACCATATCACTTAAAAAAGAACCCTCACCCTTATAGATATCTAAATTTATATTTGACAAGGTCCTATTTTTCACAACATCATAAGTTTGACTACTATACATTAACTTCCACCTCCCCATAAATTGTGCTTATAATTATATCTACACTTAATAAATCTTCTGTAAATTTTGTATTTGCAACATTAACATCTAAAATATATGGATTAACTAATAAAGCTTCTTTTATATACCTAGATGCTTCACTTTCTGTAAGTCCTTTACTGTACTTTTGTCCTATTAATTCAGATAATTCTGTCCCATAATCCCACGAATATATTTCATGCTCATATCTATTAGTTTTTATACATTTATACACCCAAACTTTTATAGCTTCATTGCCTTCAACAATCTTAAAATCTCCATTTTCTAAAATAGGTTTATCCTTTTCAAAATTCCAAGCCACTTCACGAAAGATTGGCAATTCTTCTGTTTTAGGTAAGATATAATCCTCTGGGACACCTATAAAAGGAAATATTGTACTCATTATAAGCTCACCAACTTACTTACAACAGCAAATTTATCACCTATTTTAAACATTATTACTGTGTCATCAAGTTCAAATTTATCAATAAATGGATTTTTAACTTCATGTTTATGCTCTTGATTTGTTTCTGTGTTGAATATTTCTATCTGTCTGTCAAGAATCCAACTATCTATTAAAATATCTTCTTTTTCTAATATGATGTTGTTTACCTCTATTTTTAAATCTGGTAATTTACTTTTAATTTCCCCAATAAAAAAAGAAGGTTCATTGTAATATTTTCCTTCCTCTCTTATTATTCCTATAAATTCATTTATTGGATTAGCCACTATATCACCACCTTTTTATAAATACCTTCTAGCTGTTACATAATTTTTAGCGTAATAACTACCACTTAACTTACTTATTTTTACAACATCACCAGTATGTGGAGAATGAATAAATTCGCCACTTCCAATAAACATGCCAACGTGGTCTATTGCTCCATTTGCTCCTTTACTAGAAAAGAAAACTAAATCTCCTAGTTGTAAACTTCCTTTACTTACTGCTTTACCTGCCTTTCCCTGGTCTCTTGATACTCTAGGAATGTTTATACCTATCTTTTTGTAACACCATTGAGTGAATCCACTACAATCAAAAGTATTTGGACCAGTAGCTCCCCAAACATACTTACAGCCTAGCTTGCTTTTTGCTATACTTATCAATTCTTTAGCTTTTCCTGTTGCATTTGTATAGCCTGTGCCATCTCCAATTATTATTGTTCCTTTTCTTCTTCCAAAATCATTACATTCTTTTTCACTAGACATTAATATATCTATTCTATACACTCCGTTTTTTAAGCCAATCGCTCCTCCTCTGTCTGTTACTGTATAAGTTTTACCATCAATTTTAGTTCCAGGACATTTTGCTTGAATTTTTGTTTTAAATTTAAGTTTACTAGGTGCAGCACAAGTATTGTTTGAAGGTACAAGTCTTTTACCATCCATAGCTTGATAATAACCACCCTCCATAGGGTTATTAGACGGATAATAAGCTGTAAATTCTGCTTTTACTTCTCTTCCATTTAGCGTACCTTCTCCATTCAAA